CTGCTGCTTGAGCTGCTTGAGCTTGAGCACGTTGAGCTTTGGCTTGTTGAGCACCTGAATAAGCTCCAAAGCCAGCATAAGCTAAGCCAACAATTGCACCAAGAATATCAGCCATACTTAGTTTCCTCTTGGAGATTAAACTGGTCTTTTAAATGTCTTACAACTGACACTTGACCAGCAGTAAACCAAATAAGTTTCTCTTCCATACTAAGGTCAGGGCACCTATCTGGATACACTTCTTCAAGATATTTAATAATATCTGGATCAATAAATGGTTTCATATATTTAAACCTGTTGGGTTGACGTTACCAGCACTTGTTCCGCCATAACCTCCAATACCAATTCCAGAACTAACACGAGTACGAGAAACACCAGGCTGACCAATTTGTGTTTTCTTTCTTCCTTGTACTGGTTGTACTTCAGATTGCATAGCTAAAGCACTAGCTTGTCTTGCTTGTTGTGTAAGTTGTTGTCCTTGGTAATCAGCAACTGCTGAAATTCTTTTTGCTTGTATTTGTGACTCTTCTGCTTGTTTAGCAGCTGCTGCATAATCTTGTTCAGCTTTAGCCATTACAGCTTGCTGAGCTGCTCTTTCAGCTTCTGCTTGTTGTTGTGATTCTTGAACTTGAGTTTGAAGATAACTATTTAAATAACTAGTCCATTGAGGTGTATATGAAATTTGCCCCCAAGTTCCTTGTTGAATTCCGTATTTATTTTGATTAAGGTCATTTAAATTTCTGTCTATATTTCTATCTCCAGCTCTAAAAGTACTTCTTATTGCTTGCTCTCTTGCTGGGTAAAAAATATTACTCCACCACGATTCGTAAAGCGCGTTTTCTTTGTCAGGTGTCCATTCAAAAGCCATAATGTTTACGCGTAACTAGGTAGATCAGAATTAGACATTTCAAAGAAAGCAGGCATACGGGCTCTCTTGGTTTCAATCAGTCCTTCTGCTTTACCAGTGTAAAGAAGAGAGTCAGATTGATCCATCCAGAAATTGCGGTCGTACCACTTTTCATTTGACTTGTTGATCAGACCTTGGGTCATCCAAGAAACTGTAGCTTTGCGAAGCTTGTCCAGTTCAGGAGTGACTCGCAAACCAAGATCTTTACAAACAGCACTGTTAGCGGCAACGTGAACGGTTTCATCCCGAGACACATCGGCTGAAGTCGTGCGCAATCCAGGGCCACCAAGGAACCTAAACAGCGGCAGGATAACAAAGAAAACAGAACGCTCAAGAACAAGAGCTTTTAAAACAGGATGCTCTGGACGCTCAATCCACGCTTTAACAATGCGACGAGCTTCTGCTTCATAGTCAGCAGAAATACCAGAAACTTCAGCAATGTAATTCAGAGCAAGGTCGTGCCGCTCTTCATCAACAATGTTTGACAATAGTAATTCTTTAACGCCTTCAAGTTGAGGTAAATCACCTTTACCAGCGTCACGAATAAATTCACCTACAGGAAGCTCAAGAAAGCGAAGCGATAAGCAACGGCCTACCGCTTCACGAGCTTCATCAGGCAGGATAAAACGTTCGGGTTTAACGGGAGTCCACACACGTTTTTTGGAAAGGAGCGCCTGATACTTATTCATTCTGAGCAGGAAGTACACATTGTGGGTTCATTGTCTGCACCAAAAAGCACGTCAAATTCACTCTGATCAAATTCCGAAGAATCCAGACCAGCACTGACGTTTGACTTGTCTTGGGTGTTTTCCATTACCTGAAGAGAATAATAAAGACTCTTCAGAGGGGAGTTCAACCATCGTGCCATAAATTTTCTATCCATGGACACCAAATCAGACCACCAATTCATAGAAATTGCGTGAGCCATTCCGGTGGAATCCATCAAACGCTGCCACTCACTATTAAGTTCAAAAAATGTATCCCAACCAACCTGTTCTGCTGTTTCACATTTAGGGTGGAACGAGTAACTTTGAACTCCAAGAGTTGCACTATCACGATCTACATCGCGGCTAATTGGTGGTGCAATTTCGGGGGCTGTAGTAAACCCCTCACGGTCTAGGTAGCGATACGCACAGGAGGCCGTAGGAGCCACTGTGAAGGCCCTGTCCATGTTGTAATCAGCGGCTACCTTAGTAGCTGCCATGAAGCCGTTGTAGAGGGCAAGAGCAGCCTCTCCGGCTTTTGTATCGGTCTTACCAACACCCGAGTTCCTGTCGCGTAAGGCGGCAACAAATTCCGAATACTTGATTCCTTCAATGGCAAGGAAGTTAGAAAGACCAAGGACGCCAAGACCAATTTGATTTTCCTCTTTTTTGTAAATGTCAGATTCGTCTACACCACTGTTCTTGTGTAGTTCACAAAGAAACTTCATGCCATCTTCAAAAGCTTTTGGAAGCTCTTCAATGGTGGTAAGACCAAGGTTGATGTGAGACAACAAACAGGTATCCCGACTCTTAAGCAGGATTTCTTGGCACACGTTGGAATAAATGCGCTCACCCTTTTTGTTGTACTGCTTCTTAACAATCCAAACATCACCACGACTAGCACCCTGCATGATGGCACTTAGTGTGTCTGGGTAGTTAACAATGTCATCATCAACGTTGACGCAGCGTTTAATCCAAGGGATACGGCTGCGGTCGTAGTTAATAAACTCAACAATGTCTTTATGATCCGCGTCGAGGTGAGCCACTATTGCACCGTTGCGGTAGGTTCCGCCGCGCCGAAGGATCTCGTTGAACTTGGAGTAAATCTCCATAAACCCACAAGGGCCCGAAGCGATCATGCCGTGTTTGTTCTCAACGCCACGAGGACGCAGTTTGCTGAGGTGTACAGCTACCCCTGCGCCGTACCTAAGGGCTTTACTGACAAACTGCCAGGAGCCTTCTAGGCCATCCTTGTCTTCATCCATAGTGTCTTCCACTACGAACACGGTGCAGGATACGGGATACCTACGAGTCGGATTCTCCAACCAGCTCTCCACTCGACCCGTCATTGCGATTGCTGGATTCAGTTGCTGTTTCATTGTCAAGTTCAATAGTGTGTTGTTCAAAACTTTGCTCAAGAGCATCGAGTATAAAATTATCGAATTGTTCTTGGCTTAATTCAGAAAGAGGTTTCAGATTAGGATCTTCTTCATCCCAAGAAAACACAATTTTTGAATCTTGTCCGTCTTCATCAATAACTTCTGCAGATACACCTGCCCAAGCTTCGGAAGGAATACGAGAAACAATCTCGCTATAACTTTGATCTCTCATAGTTTTGAATAATCAGGTTTTTGGTAGTTGGGACCTTTCATAACTTTCCCTTCAACTTTGGTAAATGGAAATTTACTGTGGTTGCTGTCGTCAAGTAATTTAAAGGCGTGATCAGGATTTACTTCCATAGAAAGTAAAAGACCGTAAGTAACCCAAAGAAGATCGCAAGCTTCCTTAATAGTTGCCGCACGACCTTCATTTCTGTAGGCGTACATCAATTCGTAGAATTCTTCTTCTACATAAGTAAGCTGTTGCTCTTGATCAGGATTGGTTAATTGGTCCGCTTTCCCCATCCAGTTCTCCACTCTCTCCGCGTTCGTAAGCAGCATTTTCAAGAATTGTGTTGTAAAGGTTTGAGTGACCACAGCTACGTGAGTAGTGTTTGTCAAATTCTTCTTGACGTTTAATCAAACGATCAAGGTACCAACGAGCTTTTTTAAGATCTTCAACACCATTTTTGTGTTGGTATCTGGTTACGTATTTGATAACGTTTCCTTCAACAAAATCAAAAGCGTGACTTTCGACGTAATCAATACATTCAATTACTCCGTCGTCAAACTTGTAGTGGCTAGGGTTAATGGGGTCCATAACTGTATTTCATCAAAGGTGTAATCAGAATCTCTGAGGATTCTTGCGAGGCGAGCTTGTGATAGTGCTTCATTGGCGCTAAGTCCTTTCTTTTTGTACTGATCAACTACAGCTCTCCATGCGGTGGCCTCGTCGGCTGTGTCATCTGGGATGAGTTTTTCAGCTGTCTTAGGGCCAACACCAGGGCAGCCGCTGTAGCCATCAACGGCATCGCCGGTAAGAGCTTGACGGTAGAAACAAACATTTGCCTCCTGTTCAGTGACATAAAAGAAAGAGCCGTCGTTGTCTAGGTGATTACCAGGGATCTGTTTTAGATCCTTATCTCCTGACCAGATAACGGCTTGCTCAGGAAAGCGAGTACCAAGAATTCCTAGTACATCATCGGCTTCCAACCTATTCCAGCATTCGGAATGAAACTGAGATTCAGCCCAACGTCGTGTTGCTGCGTATCCCACAGGCTTTCTACGATGGTTACCAGCACGGTTTCCCTTGTAGGTCGAGACCAGTTCTTTACGGAAGTTCTGATCAGCAGTCCAACAAAGCGTGAATCGTTCACAGTTTGATTGGCGTTTCTTGATGTCCAGTAGTTCGTTAAAAACATACTGAGCTTCCTTGACTGGAAGGTGAGTGGTGATGATGTCTTGAGACCATTCGATCTCTACTTCACAAGCTGCCACCGTTTGATACAGAAGCATATCTGCATCAAGTAGGAGCCAAGTCATTCGGAAGCCTCCTGGGTTTGATGGGTGCTAACCCTAAAGGATTCATAGAGGTAATCGGCAGCTCGTAGGACACCCGTAAGATTGTCCCCAAGTTTTCCAATAGCTCCGTTGCAATCACTACATAACCAGCCTCGAAACTCTTGGCTTTTATGGCAGTGATCTACTACCAAGCTTTTCTTTTGCCTGCAGCACTGACAAAGACCATCAGGTGGTTCTGGTATGTCTCGTCGGATCTCTTTTCTACGCCGCGTATTAAGGCTGCTACAGGCCCTGCAATGGGGGTAAAGACCATCTGCCTTCTGTTTATCCTTATGGAAGGCTTCTAGGGGCTTGTGCTGGTCACATACGGTGCATCGTTTAGTGGCAGTCTCCCCAGTTATTTCCGACCTTAAATTCAGCATCGACAGCGATGCGCATTCCAAGCTGCTCTCCTGCCAATCGAGCGCTTCTAACAGCAATGAGTCCAACTGTGTCTGCGTAGTCTTCTCGGACTGCAAATTGGATTTCATCGTGGACGTGGGCAAGGAAGCACCAATCACTCCCGTATGAAAGTCCTTCAAGTAAAAGTTGTTCATGACAAAGGACATACCAAAGTTTGCTGATGAGTGCTCCACAGCTTTGGAGCAGGAAGTTTAAAGCGCTGTGACTTGAACGGATCTGTATCTGTCGGCCATCAATGGCCTTAACAAATCCTTCAGCTTCTGCTTTGTCAGTGACTAGTTCAGTCAACCGAGCAAGCGCTGGCATGTTTTTGAAATACTTTTTCTTAAGCTTTCCTCCGTCTTGCCCTGTGATGAGCCCAAGCTTTTCAGCTCCAGCTCCGTACATCAAGGCATAGAAAAAAGTCTTGGCTTGGTCACGGCTTGCGAG